CCATCATCAAATAGATGTGTTCCTTTGTATTTGGGCATTCACTAATCCCCTATAATTTGTGAGCCATAACGCCCAGTAATTGCTTTGTGCGCGGTTAACTCAGCGTATGTCTCAACCTCACCGTCAATCTCAATTTCAGTGGTAGCATATATTTTTTCAGGTGCACCAGACGTTACAATCTTACCACCATTCATCGCTTGAAACGCTATTGTGTTTCCTGTGCTCTGATTATACGTTTCGCCGCCACAGTCCTTAGCTGATAGATCTGTACCATCTGCTTTTAACGCTACAGCGCAATTTTGTATTGCCAGTTGTGCCAAATTAGCATACGCAGTTTCTTCTTTGGCCAATATCCCAATGCAATACCCATTGCCTACCAGGAGGCATCCATTTCCCTCATATATCCCACTGCCTTTGTTTAGAGTAATCAGAGGCGATGCAACAACTCCTGAAGCTTCAACAACCGGCAAATTAAAGAAATATAAACGTGAGCCTGAAGTTATCAATATAAGTCCATATGTGGCATGCAAAATTCCATAAATATAGCAAGTATCTATTATACATTCGTACAGCGTAATATAAGATCCAGTTGTCTGCTGTATTATGCTACCCCATGGTCTACAACCACTATGATTAAATGAGGTCGAATAATTATTTATTATTTTAGAATAATAAATAATACTTGGAGTGGCGAATGAAATAGAACCTTTGTGCGAAGTCGGAGTGTTAAAAGATATGCCATAAAAGTTATAATAATTGGTAGTTGCTAGTGAAGAAAGTACTAAAGTACCGTAATCAGCAGCCGTTACAAAATCTACTGTCGTGTCAATTATCCGAAAAGTACAAGCACCACTTGTCTTCTTGCCAGTTAGAAATAATCTATCTGTAGTATTCGAGACTATTGGGTATATATTAGTAACATTCACACCACTTAGAATTTCTACAAACTTCCCTTTGTGTTCATCAACCACCCAAGTGCCTGATGCAACAGTCAGATATTTATATGCAGATATTGTTCCAGCACGCGAAGATTCTATCTCAGCAAACTCTTCCGCAATGAATGAAACGCATGGGCCAATAAATACTCGTGAATTAATTGTAATACTTGAACTTGATGCTAATGTTGTATCTACTGTAAAAGAACGTAACGGCACAACAGCTTTATCGCCTATCCTCAAAGAATATTCTCCAGGAGCTAGATAGACAAGGATGATATGATTAAGGCCCTGAGGTAGTATTCTTAATGCATCTGATACGTATAATAAATCTGCCGCCAAGGCATCATACTCGGATTGATCACAAACGATGGTTCCCTCCGATGGTGATGTGCCTCCCACAGGATCAATACGCATAATTATATTTTCTTTTGTCTTTGTATTTCCCTCTGCTAACTTACTAAGAGTTATAGTGTGCCCAAGAACAGCATCTTCCAAAGACATATTATTATCTGCATCTTTTTTGACAGCAGTGTTTATATCCCCAATAGCTACACCATTATCAAATAAATGCTGTCGCCTTTTTCTAGCAATATTTGTCATGTCACCACCACGAGTGAGCCATTAATGCCCTCTAGCGAGCTGTTTGCGGGTATATCGGCATATGCGAAATTCTCACCATCTATTTCAAACTCAGTAGTGGCTGCTATTTGGGAAGGTGTTTTGATAACTACCCTTCCGCTTCCTTCGATTTTCCAACCGATAGTATTACCACTGCTTGGCAATAATGCCTCCAAAGAGGCGCAACTGCCATTTATATGAAAGGCTACGGCACAGTCATTAATGCGCAATGAACTCAGATTACTGAATGTGGGGACTCCTCCTCTGTATTGATCCGATTTAATCCCAGTGCAATTTGTGTCACCTTGTAGTCTACATGGCCCAGCCGCTGAAGCTGTGTAAAATAATGCCCCATTAGCTACATAGACCAACGCTCCCGCATACGCACTTGTCGGGCGAATGAAAAGGTTTGCGACACGACAAGTCGCATTCCCATAATATTCGCCCAGCATTATAAAACCTAATGCACTTGTGTTGCCTAAAATTGTTATACCAGAACCATCAATTGACGATATCCCATCGCCAACAATAACACCCTTGCTAGACCCTACTAATGCTATTACTAAAACGTCTTGCAAATATACCCTTGCCAACGAGTTGTTATGCAACGAGTCATTTGTATCAATGAATCTTTGCCCGTGAAAACTGCACTGCTGATACAGCACTGTTTGACCGGCAAGATTGTTCCAATAATTCCATGGGTAAGTTGCAACAGATCCGAAGGCTAAATTCGTAAATGTCAACCGAATAGAAGATATGCCCTTGAAATAACAGTACATACCTACATGAATAGCACTACCATCCGACCAGCGCGGTACAAATGTAGTAGCTGGCCGTACAATGTTAATCGTAGCTGCCCCAAATGCGGTCAGCAGTCTAGACATATAAGCAAAGGTAGCATCATTTTTCCAAACAGGTACTATCTTCCCACTAGATGCACCACTAGTAATATGCACAAAATAACCCAACAAAGCATCATCTGTCCATACGCCTGCTGTTCTAGTTACACCTTCAGCGCTAACCGTAACAGCAATTGATTCTTCAACAATCTCCATCGCCCCTACAAAATTTATCGACGCATTGAAAACATCATTAGTTTTTACATGTTGCCATTGCGGCAACATTAGCGCAGCTTTGATGAACGCATGGCCACCTGTCGTGCCAGGTTTTCCATACGCAACAGAGCCTGTTATATTAGCTGTAATTTTGTAATCTAAATTAATAGGCAATATGTCAATCACATCTTGCATGTATTTCAAAGGCGCACCCAAAGCATCATAATCCTCTTGCGTGTAGATTGTAGTCCCTGCTGCTGGGCTTACTCCTGCGTCATAATCCACGCTTACAATAATCTGTTCTTGTACTCTTCCTAAAGATCTATCATTTAAAAGAGCATGTAGTGGTGCATCACCAACCACTGAATCATGTAACAATAAATTACCATCAATATCTTTTTCTATATAAGTATCTACAGTATAATCATCAGTACGCATAAACACAATTCTTTTTAAAAATCCTGTTATGCGATTTATTAAACTGTCATAATCCATTATAAATACCTCACGTAATAATTACGCTTGAACCAAGAGCACCCTCAAAAGTAGTGCCTGCTGGAAGTGCGGCATAAGTAATTGAATCTCCGTCAATTTGCATCTCTGTCGTTGCTGCTATTTGTGATGGCGTTTTAATAACTACCCTGCCACCGCCTTCAATTTTCCAGCCAACGGTATTGCCCGTGCTATCAGGCAATAGAGCCTCAAGGCTCTCTGTGTTACCGCTTATGTCAAAAGCAATGGCGCAATCCTGAATACGCATAGAGGCCAAGTTTGATACATATGACTGCTCGCCTCTGTAATGACCTATTTTAATTCCCGTGCAAATACCATTCCCCTGTATCTTACATGGGGAACTAGAACTAGCAGGATAAAACAAAGCACCACAATATAAACCCACTAATACTTTAGAAAAACTTGCTGATGGTCTAACAACCAGATTGCTGATACGCAATACTGACCCGCTGTAATAATCCCCCAGCATAATCAGTGCGCTAGCACTTGTGGAACCCAATACAACAACGCCACTCCCGCCGACAGAAGAGACGCCATCCATAGAAAATACTGACCTTGCAGAATAGCCCTCTATGCTATGTAACACCACGCTACTCATCCAAATCCTAGAATATGAGGCACTAGAATAAGACTCAAAAGTGCCTATAAATTGAGTCCCATAAGCAACGCACTGAGTATACCAAATGCTCTGCCCTGTTAGTGCGTTCCAGTAATTCCAGGGCTTGTCTGCATTACCAAAAGCTATCCCCTCAAATTTAATAGGTATAGAAGCTAGTCCAATAAATCTTGAGTATATCCCCACATTCAATGCTGTGCCGTCATCCCATTGGGGCATGAAAGTAGCTCCTGGTTTCACCACGCTAACTACTGCTGCCCCTAATGCTGTGAACTTTTTTGCTAAGTATGCCATGCTAGTGCTATTTTTCCATACCGGAATGGCATCAGCCCCAGAAGAAGCACCACTAGTGATAATAATGAATTGATCAAGCAGTTCGTCTTCAGACCATGCGCCAGAAGTTCTTGTAACGCCTTCTGCGCTAACTGTAACTGCGATCCCTGTCTCAACATCCGCCATTGCTGCCACAAAATTTATACTCGCATTCATCATATCTTGTGATTCGCTGTGCTTAAATTGGGGCAGTATCAATGCAGCTTTTAATGCTGGATTGCCTCCTGTGGTTCCTGGCCTCGCATAATGCAGGCCATTGGCCACATTTATTGTGACTTTATAATTAGCATCACTAGGGATGAGATCGATAGCATCTTGCCAGTATTTTACTGGATACCCCAAAGCATCATAATCAGCTTGCGTAAATACTTTCATGTTAGTAGCAGGACTAATGCCAGTGCTATAATCAACAGCCATAATGATTTGTTCTTGAACTTTGCCCTGAATCCTATCATTTATCAAAGCAGGCATGCCTACTTCGCCATTAATTGGATCGGTAAAATTCAGCCCGTTTGTAGCGTCTGCTTGGATGTTATGATCAGCATCAATGATCAACCCATTCGGGAATCTATGATCACCATAATATGTATTTTTAAGCGCAGTCATTATAACCTCTACACATTAGAGTATACCACCCGTGAACCAGCTACGCCTGTTATGCAGTCCCCAAGTTCTGTAAATAAATCTGGAACATCAGCGATGTCTATTTCAGTCGCTTCCAATTGTATTGGTATAATACCCGCTATGCTTGAAATATACTGAGATATAAATACACTACCTGTAGCCAATACAATGCCTACCCCGATAGTATTAATCATCGATAAAGAAGTTTTTACTTTAAACCAAGCACCGTCCTGCAGTTCAATAGCAACTGCACTTATATTATCAAGAATAAGCCCATGCATGATGATACTGCTTTGCGCTACAAAGAAACCTTTCACAGAATCTTTAATAACAACATCGGTTAGCACTGCTTCACAAGCCCACAAATTGAGGCCATATGCCCCTGTGATACTTCTATTGTAAAAACCATTGATCTCAACACCCTTGCAACCATAAAAGCGAGTCATGTAAGCTGAATTACCGATATAAAGCTGACCTGCTAAACCAACAGAGTTGGCTATGCGCAAAAAATAAGCCCCATAGTACAATGTGGAAATGATGGAAAATCTATTCCATGATATGTCAATTAAATCCTGTGCTAATATTGGGTAATACGTGCCCGTGATTGATACATCCCTTAAAACTGCTGTTTGTCCTCTCACAAATACAGCACCAAAATAAATTGTGCCTGGTATGGCGATAGCTATATTTTCTAGCGTAACCTTCCCAGAATAATCAAAAAAGCCTAGCCCCAAAGAGTATCCTGAACTATCTAATACATTCGTGTTAATAATCGTAGTAGGCTCATATATTTCAAAAACAGATGTGGAAGTAGGTACGGTTGTCCATTTTTTAGCTACTGTTATGGTGTCTGTTGTATTTTCGGCGATAATGCTTACTTGCCCTATCCCTGTGCCAGACACAATACGAATAAACTTACCTCGGAGTTCATTTACTGTCCAGCCAGCAGCAGTTAAAGTAATAGTTCTAGTTGCTCCTGATGTAGCTGTATCTGTGTTTGGACCTGTAGTTAGTGTTGAGAGTTCTGATTGCCCTATAATAGTGAGGATACCATCAAATCCTGACAATATAGCACCAGAAAAATTACCAGACCCTATATTTATAAAAATAGAATATGGTCTTGAAACACCAGGTAAACTATTAATAGCAGATTGAATAGTAGCAAATGGTAGTGAAGTATAATCTCCTCCAAATATTTTTTCAGGTCTATCTGGACTACTATCATCTCCAGAAACATCTACTGATATATAAATATCATCATATGCAACTGATTTATTTACCAATGAAGATAATGAAATATTATTATTTAAACTATCGTTAAAAATTAAGTCATCATCAGAATGTTTTATATTAATTAAATTTTTACCAAAATTTATTTGATCATAATAAATTTCTTTTTTTTTGTAAATAGATGTCATACTTTACCTATCTATAAAGTAGGTTCTGCAAATTCAACATACACTATACCTGAACCAACTGTTGAACCATCAATTTCTACAAGCACATCAATAACACCGCCATAATCTATATCTATTGAAAGTATTTCTTCATTCTCATATTGGTATGTATTCAATAAATCAGAATCATCAATTGCTAATATATCAGTATTACCAGAAGTACCATGAACTACTGCAGAAATAGTAGGTGCAGTACCATTAAATGGTACTAAAACTAAATTAATTACTTTTAAGATAGTACTATTATCAGGAATAGATGTTGTTGACGAAGGTGATGCATTATCGTAAGTATAAGGAATAGAAACACATCTACGTCCACCTGAAGTAGTAGAATTACCATCTCCAACTAACACCCAAGATGAACCAAATTTTGAATAACTCCCATTTTGGTTCAAACTTATTGAACCAGATACTAATATTGATGTAGTTAAATTATAAACTTCTTTAACAACGTCAAGAGAAACAGTTTCAGCATTATCATAAACAACATCACCAGCAGTATATACACCACCAGATGTATGAACAAAACCATACTTACCAGCATTAACACCAACAGTAGGAGGAGTTGCACCTGCAAATGAAAATTGAATATTTGCTACTCTACCTCTCAAATCAAATAATGTAGGAACATCATTTAATTGTGATGAAGATTGTATTTTTAAAGCACGCAATTTTGCATAATCAGAATCAGTATAATCTCTTATCTCAATAACACCACTATTATTTTTCAATTGAGAACCATCTGGTCCACCAATTTTAAATAAATTTCCCCAAATACCACGTAAATGTTTTAAAATATCCATTTCACACCCCTATATTATGTGTAATATATAAACACAGAACCACCACCAATTGTTGGTGGTGTTACTACACTAAAAAATAACTTGATTATTGTATCTGATACATAACTATAATGTGGTGTTAACTCAGAAGAGTATAAAGAATGTAATGAATTATCTGACTCTAACATTAAACGAGCTTGAGCTATGTCATCCCCAAGAGAACAGGTTGCAGAACCATCAAACTCAGTAGAAATTGAGAATAAAATATCTGTTATCTTACGATTCGCAGGTATTGTACCTATTAATTTATACCCTAAATTTACATCTGAATAATCAAAAGTGGTAACAAATTTATTAGCTACACATAAATTGGTATATAGATTATATAATGAAGCATCTCCACCAAATTGAGATGATGGTGAATCATGCCAATTACCAGCATGTGATCCGTGTATAATCTGTTTTAATTGAGAAAGAACACCATCTGTAAAATCATCATTTGTCTCTGATGTATCTTCTATAGAAGATATAGATGAAGAAGATAACTGATCATTCAATGAAATTGGTGGTGATATTCTATTGAGTTTTACTTTAGTGTCAGTCATCTAAATCCCATTCAATATTTATAATAATCTACTGTAACTACATCGTCTGATACAGGGGGTGTTAAAATAGTAATACTATCATGATAATTAAATAATGGGTTAATACTATTAAATGTTTCATAATCATTTCCAATATCAAGAGATTGCCCATTTAAATACAAACGTAAAGACCCAATTCTAAAATAATCTGGTGTTGTAAATTCAAGATTTGAACCATTTTTTATACCTAGTACATCTATATTTTTCATAGATTTATCTATGCTCACAAAATCTATAATGTATGCAATAGGCATAATCTATATCCTATATTATATTCCAATAACCAGACAGGTTAATATTTGCACATATTGTGATATCTGCTGTTGAACCTTCACCTCGAACATAAATATCTGTGATGCCTTTAAATGGCATTGTAGATGTCTCTATAGTGCTTGAAGGAAGAATACTGAACTCATCCCCATCAGGTGAGAATCCAACCCACAAAGTCGTCCCCAAATCATTATTATGTATAGACATTGATTCAGGTCTAAATGGTAATTGTATCAAATCAGAATCTACAATTGAAGCACCACTTGGTGCTTCTAATCTGATTAAAACAGGATGAAAACCAGTTTGAGAATATGGTAAAACTAAATATGGCAATGATATACCAGAATTATCACCACTAACTGTTGTAACAGTTACCCAAAAACTAGTTAAATCAGTAAACCCTACACCAATATCCACAGGATTTAAAAAATAACATGTTTTATTATTTAAACCATTCCCAACATATCTATCAGGGATAGTAGAACTTTCAGATACACCACCCACATATTGTGGGATTGTAATATCATTACCATACACACCATCAAATGTTTTTGAAAATTTCAATGTGAAAAAATCATTTCCAGGTTGATCATCTATAGTCATAAATATATAATTAGTTCTTCTTTTTTCAATACCTAAAATATGTCGGAAACTCATAACTACCCTCGCATATCTTGCACAGTTTTATTTATTATTTCTGAGGTAGATACCCTACCTTTACGTTCAGCATTGATTAAATCATTATATTGAGGTGCTACTTTAATACCTTTTTCTAAAATAGCTTGGTCACGAACTTGCTCCCATGAATCTGCAACATCCCCTTTAAAATTTGGAACTAACTTATTATTTCCGTATCGTTCATGCTGTTTTAATGCCATATCAATAGAATGTTGTTCTCTATTTCTTTTTTCTTTCCAATCCTTACCTGTCCATCCCCAACCTTTTAATGTAAAATTAACCTCAGATTGAATTACTCGTACCATATTAACACTACAATTTTTACATGTAATACCAGAATCATCCCTCTTATTAAGAGGTATATTATGAGATTCTATAGCATTACATTTCTCACATTTAAAAGTATAAATCATTTTTCATCACCACCTGTATTCATAATTTTTTGCATAATCCAAAACTGCATAAACATGTTTACATACAATATGATTTCCATCAGGATCTCTTACACGAGGAGGAGTAGCAGTACCTTTAGATTTACCATCTAAATACCCACCTCGTCTAGCATGATATTCTGGACCATAATATATCCAATAATTACAAGAACAAGACAAAAATAAATCAGCCTTATCCAGTTTTTTAACTCGTTTATCTGAAGCTTCTGCACGTAATGCTACAACATGTGTACCAGATCCACCCCTACTAGTTACTGAGAAAGTATATCTATTATTTTTAGGCATAGAACGTTTTAATCTAACACTACAGCCTCTTGCACGGTCTTTAATATCATGTGCTAAACGAGAATCAATATCTGAATATTTTATTGCATATTTACGATTTGAAAGATGCAAATGAGTTGGGTTAGTATTCAAAAGATATAATGCTATGACAGAATTAACAATATCTCGTTCAGAAGATATCACAGACACATCAATTAAGTCTTTATATCTTTCTGAATCCAATATAAGAATATCAGGATCTCTGTAAAAATGTTCATCTGGACGATTAAATTCAACACCAATACCAGTGAGATCACGGGAGTAATCTTTATTTATTTCATTGTTCATATGGTATAAATCAGGTATATCTCTAATGTTAGAGACTTCTCTGACTAATAATCTATCTGCATCATCTGGTGATACAAATGTTTGGAAATTAAATAAATCTTCTGAACCCATTTCATAACCCACTTACTGTTCTCACATTCTTTAATTTATTCACTCACTTTAAGTAGAAAACAAAAAGAATAACTATAGATAGAAATGATAATAATATATTAACAATGAAGATTATTCGAGAATTGAAGAATATTCTTTACGAATTATTTTCTTAAATGATTCAGTCTCACCTTGATATAGAGCACGAATTATATGAGGGTTATTTTCAAATTGCTTAATTGACACTTGCTTATCTTTCACAGAAGCTTTAAAATCCCAACTTTTTAATTCTGGAAAAATAGAGAGTAAACTATTTATTTGAGATGAATCAACTTTTGGTTTCCTACCACGTCTCACATCTTTTTTTGAAGGTTCAATTTGAACATCATCTACTAAATCATTTGGTTGTTGTGACTTTATAGTTCTATTTGACTTTATATGAGATATAGTACCTACTAATTTAGCATCTTCTTGTGTTGAAATTCTACCAGAAAATTTTTGTGGTTTATAACCAGCAGCAGCATGTTTTGAAACATTTGTAGATGAAAATTTTATACCTTCTGATTCAAATGAATCATCTGAATTACCTAACAATTCATCTCGTGATGGTAAAGTTTTCTTTGAAGAAATTTCTCTGTTTATTTTATTCAATGTAGTAGTAGACACAAGTGTTCTATCTAATACTTCACCTTCTCTACCAACTACTCCAGAATTATTTAATTTTGTGACTACTACAGATTGATCATTATCAATAGAATGTTTCTTACCTCTTGCATTCATAGAAGATCGTAAATTTTTACGGTCTCCCACTAAACCTATAACTTGTTCATCGGAAGAAACTAACATTGTTTTTGCTTGTTTACTTATCTGTTGAGGAGTAGCAGGTGAAATAACAATATTAGCAGATTGTGGTAGATACTCTTCATCATTATCACTAACTAATTTTACCCATCCTGCTTTTATACAACCACGGAATTGTGGTAAAATTATTTCATCACCACCTTCAACAACTACTTTATAACCATCGTATGTTACTAAAGTACCTTTCTCCAATTTAATATCAAGTTCACCAACAGTAAAAGGTGTAGTCACAACATATTCTTGCATCTCTTTAGTAGTAACAGGCATTTTCCAATCTCCTTCAAATAGTTATTTATTTTCAACTAAATAAACTTTATTTTCTTATATCACATTATTATTTATATAATGTCAAGAACTTTATATTTAAATAAAAAAAAGGCTACTTTTCAGTAGCCTTTTTAATAATTAATCTGTAATAAGATTAATTAACGAGTAATCAATACTCGTTGAAGACCCAATGGATTGTACGCACCAATACCCAAATTCTCAAATACTGAGAAACCAATAGTACGAGCTTTTGGATCATCAGCACTAAGCACAGTGAGTTCAGTACGAACTGGTATACGACCAAATTCTTCAGGTTCGCAACAAATGTAGACATAACCACGAGGAACAAGTCTTGAAATGATAATTTTAGCGCCCCAAAGGGTAGCCATCATACCAGTCTTTAACAATGTACCTTGTGATTCAACATCCAAAATATCACGACCAAACTTACGAACATCGGCATAATCACGAGCATTCATGTAAACACGTGCAACGCGAAGATCGTGTTCCTCAACTTGACCGAATGCATCAGCAAGAATACTTGGATTAACTGGGGCAACAACCATAAGGTCAGCATTTTGTGCTGCAACATTATCAAAACCATTCGTTGCAATAGCATCCAAAATGGCAAAGCCACGTTCGTCCTCTGCTGCACCAATTTGAGCTTTTGCTAAGTCTTGAGCACGTTCAATCAAATCAAAACGACGTTCTTTGACTTGCGTCAAAGGAATTTCAGGATTTGATGCAATTTCAAACAATGGAAATTGAACGCGCTTTGTTTTGACAATAGCCAAAATATTTTCGCCTTCTTCACCGACCACATATGCTGGGACATCTGGATCTTTATCATATACTGCCATTGCACCATCTGGCAAATATTCAACGAGGAATGTCTTACGAACAACTGAAGTGTAATCTCTCCGAGTACGAAGAGGCTGAATCATAGATGCAGCCAACTTTTGACGACCAGCAGCGGTACGAATATACTCAGAGATGATTTTTTGTTTTTGAGCATTATTTACCTGACTCATTTTACCATCTCCTTTTTCTAACCAAAAATTAGGTTATCTCCAAATGTTTATTCCACTCTTACAATAAAAGATTAAAAATCATTTCAGGGAAAGTACTTGTAGGAGCAGAAATAACTACGCCAAGTGCTTTTGCACTCCCACTAGCTGATACTTCAATTGAATCATCTGAACGGTTGGTCAACAGACCATTAACTGAACAATATAAATCTTGTCCAGTAGCATATGCTGTTAATGCTGTTCCAACACTACCACCACCTGCAGTAGTTTGTTGAGTGGTCTCATACAATCGAGACCCGTAAGTACCTTGAGCACTTACATAAGGACACTTGCCGCTTGCAGCGGCTGGAGTATTTTCATAAGGATTACCTAAAGCATCATTAATGAAAATACCTACGGGTTTATTACCCGCAACTGGTGATGATGGAGCACCACCGATTTTGCCATTACCCTTATCTGGACGTGTAATGGCTACTGTTCCACCAAGTACTCCCCTTTTTGTAATACCTGTTAGAGTCGTTGATGCACTCGCAGTTACTACTGAAGGGTTAGTTTGTGTGAAACCGTCATCGGCAAGTTCCCCAACCGTGTTTCGAACACCGAGATGGAGAATCCGCAATGCAGATGGTCCACCAGCGAAGTCCTGGCTACTCTGTCCTGTTAATCCGGCTGGCATTTCTACCTCCTATTTTGGTTGACAACTCTTCTTCTTCTCTGTCTGACCTAAATCAGAACTAAAACCTACATTAAAGAAATAACATAAAAGAATTATTAATCTTTAAACACATCCGATACATCAGGATCACTTTTCCATAATGCAGAAAGATTTGATGAAGATGCATTTGCTGTTTTCTTCAAACCACCACCAAGTTTTTGCACACCTTTTTTCTGTGGCTTTGATGATTTTCTAGCTGTAACTTCACCAGTTTGTGGATCAAATAAATTTTGTAAAACTTGATCATGTAATTTACGAATAGGAAGTTCATCTTCTGTCATAGGTTGAGTCTCAAGTTCAATATTTATATCACCCTCATCACCTAACAAATCATCCATAAACTGATCTTCATTACCCATAGCACCATCATCAAAATCATCATCTAAAAGATCATCAGTTAAAGAATCCATATCCATTGGAATGGAATCTGATTCTTGACCTTCAGGGGCTGCTTCTTGACCTTCAGGGGCTGCTTCTTGACCTTCAGGGGCTGCTTCTTGACCTTCAGGAGCTGGTTCTTGACCTTCAGGTTTATCATCCTCGGCAACTTTCTTACTTGCTTTACGTACACGAGAAAGTGATGATAAAATAGCTGAATCATCTAAATTCATCAGAACAACAGCTTGATCTTCAACATCTTTTTCTTTAGCATCTTCACCTAACAAATGTTTTGCAAGCTTAACACAACGAAGTGCTTTACGACGCATTGCATGCACATCCTTATTTGCATTAACTGGTAAACCAGATCGACGACGTGCTATAGGAAATTGCATAGCTCCTGGAATAGGAGCTACTACAGGTAAATTCATCTCATTACGAACTTCTTCTCCCATCCAAGCATCTGACGGATATCTATCTTCAGCCCAATCAGAAGGATTACCTCTTTGATATTTATCTAAAGATGGTTGTTGACGTTCTACATTCATATCATATTCGTCAGCGCGACGAAGATATGAGTAAGGTCTTTGTGGGTGACGTTCATTACTAAGTCTAGTTCTCATTGGTATCCTCCTGTTACAATTACATTTGTCTTCTTATCTCTTAGACATGTTAAGCAAATAACCACCTAAAAGAATTCGTTTCACACTTCTACTTAATGGATTTTTATTAAAATTATATTGAGTTTTTTTCAAAAATGATGACTTATTATTGTTATATTTATTAAGAGATCCTACTTTTAATAAAGTTTTAAATTCATCAAAAGAATAATCAATCCCTGCTTTTTTGGCAATTAGGAGTAATTCTAAACCTGAATAATCACCATCAAGATATTTCCAACCAAATTTTTTAAAATCTCTCACACCTTTACGGACTTTATATGCAATATGTTCATATTGCTTAGAACCTTCAACCAAAGTATCATTTTCATTTTCTGTAAATTGATTTACAACTGGATCAGTTGTAGTCTCAATAATTTCATCCCAAACATCTTTTAAAACTTTTTCTCTAACATCAGTAACTAATTGATCATATGAAACATCCATATCATCAACTTGCATATTCTCTCCACCAAAATCAATATTCATATCTGGAGTTTCTTCTTCACCGTAATAATCATCTTCTGAAGGTAAGTTTTCATCTTGATTATCATCTTGATTATCTTCATCAATATCTATATCTTCGTCCGCTGCTTTATGAAAAACAGATGCAATTTTTTTCAATTCTGAAGTCTTATCTGGTTTTGAAATATTATAAGCGTTCGCAAGCATGATTGATATTTTAGACATATCAAGAATATCAGGATTCAAAATATGTTGAACAACTGCACCAACAAATGCAGGATCTTCTACCCATGAAGCTTCTTTAAAAACAACCGATTTTATATCTGAATGATGACCACATAACTCTGCAATTTTACGTATTTGACCATTAGTATCTGTAAAAGTAGAACCTTTAAAATATTTTATATGAGGGCATAATTCAGTATCATCATGAGCAACATTTCCACAACAACTACAAATAGAAAATTCAATTTCGCACCCCATACTTAAAGTACATAATTCACCAGACACAATTGATTGAATTAAATTTTTATGTTTACGATGTGTAGCAACTAAAATATCAATGTAAATTGAATCTCCCAAATCACGGGCAATTGCATCAATAACTTTACCCTTTGATAAGGCGAGTATCTGAATATGTTCTAAATAATTCTCACCACCAATAAATGTCTTGAATGTATTAAGCAATAATTTTCTTTCCCATGAATCATCATTCCCATTTATATATTTCTGTGTATCTAATGTGATTGAATAATCATCAAACATTCGGTTTATTTCAAAACCATCTATGACTATTTTACCAATTTTTATATTTGGAAGAACTTCTGTATCTACAGAAGCTATGATAGTACAATGACTTAGAAGGTATTCAGAAGGTTTATATTGAGATAATAAATCATTATTGGCTGTACGATTTGAAAATTTAGTAGTACTTTTCTTAATCCATTCATCAATAGAAATAGAAGGGCATACAACACTTGCTTTTGCATATTTAGTAAAAGCCATTTTTATCTCCTAGAGGTTAAACCTAGTATTGAAAGCATCAAACCATGTATTTTCTAATAAATCATTTAGTGATGTGAGAATATTTTGAAGATCTTCAAAAGTTAAAAGATTTTCATTTTCTAAATAGAGTGAAAATGATTCATGTATGACTGAATATAATTCATCACCTGTGAGCCAAGAAATATATTCTTCAACCATAGAGATTAAATCTGTAACTTTTTCAGGTTCTAAAGATCTGAACATTTCATATTTTGAATCTTTTAATGCTAAAAGAATTTTATCAACCAAAATAGTAACTTCATCACCTGGAGGTAACAAGTATAATATTTTCTTAATTTCATCTTCATCAAATCCATCATTTTTGTATTCTTCAATCATTTTAAGAGCTGTGAATACCTCATCAAAATAAGTGACTCCAGCTCTAATCAGATATTCGTGGAATTCTTCAAGTGAATAAGTTTCAGAACGTTTACATCGAGCAGCTACACGACATGCAATAGATTCATTTGAAATACCATTGTTCAATACTTGAAGCTCCCAAAAATCGCCTACAAGAGATAATAAATTTGAACCGTCATCTGATAGTAGGTCAGCGTATTTTTTCTCAATAGAGGTCAATTTTGACAGTGCAGCAGTTAATGAACCACCAATGTCTTTGTAGTTCATTGATGTATCTAGGTCTGAATTTCCAAGGTCAGAATCAAACTCTTTAACAGTATTCCGTTGAATATCATGACGAGGAGCACGAATTCTTGGACTCTCTCTGAGAAGACGTTCAACTTCATCCTCTTCTTTTTTTTGAATATCCATAGGTTTGGACATAAGTTCTCCCCAAATATCAAATAGATAAACTTCACTACTGAATAAATAAATAAATAGTTTATTTAGATTTTAAATATGGAGAAAATTAATCGGCATCGCAATAAGAAGTAATTTGAAGGTCGATATGGTTAGGTATTCTACGACGAACACCTAATTCATCTTTTCTTTTTTTATGATACAAATCTATGGCTTGTTTACTAGCAGTAAAAATTTCTTTAGACAAAACTTTAAATGTTTCACCATTTATCACAACTTTAAATACTTTCATGTAATATATACTGAGTCTCCTTATTAATGTTAAGTATTTTTAAATACTTAACATTTTTGTACAGCATAGAACTTTTGAATCAAATCTAACATTTCTATATTCTCTATAGGCTCCAAATAGTTAACAACTAAACCTTCCCATGCAACCACAATATTCCCAGATAGATAATCTTGAATTATACCCACATCAGTTTCTGATTGTACTGAAATTAAGTATTCTGAACTATCACGTAATGGATGTATAAAAAAACCAATTTCCCCATCACAAGTGTTTATGTTCATATAACATGAAGGTATTTGAACACAATAAAATAAAAAACAATCACCATCAGGATTTTCCAATTCTAAAAAATCCACTTCACTATCATACACCCAAATTTTACCTTGCATGTTTAATTCAGATGAAAGAATTTTAGCATACTCACGAGTACCATTTGGTATTGTAACCCACGTAAATGATTCCACAGAATCTAAAGGTATGGGTTCTAATAAATCAATTATATTTTTTCGTACATAAATACGCTTAATCAACATCTTTAAATTCTCGTTTCAAATCTGAATCACTGATAATACTCAATTTGCGAAGTATACGTTCTGGATCTGAACGATAACGTTCTAGTAAACCTGATCGTGGGTCATCGTGTTTTATAAATGTTGTATATGCCTTCAACCATAAATCATTCCAAAAATTTTTATAAATAACTTTTTTTGGATCTACTTTATCAGGATTTCTATATCTCATCACACCGCCTAAATAATCATTAAATTTAAAATAAACTTTAATTTTTTTACCAGTCAAAGAAAAATAAAAATATTTAAATCCTTTTTTAAAACCTATCAGGTAACAAACTATACCAACTACAACAGCACCACATATTGACAGATATAACATATTCACCATGGAAAAGGAACAATACCTTTTGACTTATTCCATAAAAAATCTATAGAAGATAATGTGTTATTTATCCCTCTCCTTGAAATATCAGAGTAATCCACTTCATTTACTCTTGGTACATTTACTAATGTAAAATATTCTGTGTTCTTAGGGTTAGCTGCTTTAGCATAATCACGCCTTGCTCGATCAATCCTTGATATATGGAAAATAATATCATCCTTAGTAAGAGTATTTAGATAGTTTCTTCCAGATTCAATCCAATAATTTCCAGCAGGGATTACATCACGCCAGATAGGTTCAACATTTTCTAGTACATCTGTCATAGCAAAGATCCTTCACAGCCACAAACACCACATCTGCATAAAAGCATATGATTAGTTAACTATAGCATAAAATTATTAACAGATCAACGTCACAGATACTAACTAATTATCTATCTATCTACCCCTTCACCATTAATCCTATCTCACGAAATACATTATCCTACATTATATTGATATATATTTTTATTGTAGATCATATTTCTACCACTCAAATTTTTAAAATAAATTTTTAAAAGTCTCCTTTATATATATTATAATAATAAAAATATATTTTTCTTTTTAGTTTACCACCTCATAGGTGGTGAACAAAAAGAGAAGAAGAAGAAGAAGAAGAAACTATTTCTAATGAAGAAATTTCTAAAGGGAGGTAAGGAGGTAAGGAGGTAAGGAGGTAAGGAGGTAAGGAGGTAGGTAGGTAGGTAGGATTAATGGTGAAGGAGATAGGATTAATGGAGAAGGAGATAGGATTAATGGAGAAGGAGATAGGATTAATGGAGAAGGAGATAGGATTAATGGAGAAGGAGATAGGATTAATGGAGAAGGAGAT